TGCAGTAGGCCACGGAGGAGTTCGCCAAGCACGGCCTCGCAAAACCGTCCTTCAGTGTTGCCGGGAGGTGCGTGTGTCCGCAGATGTACACGTCAGCATCCACGATGGTCGAAAGGTCAACCAACCTTTGGATTTTGCCGCCCTCTTTGCGGCCTCCACCGTTTCCGTGGGAGACGTATACCGTATAGCAAGCCTTTCTGTGGTGTCCGTCTTTCTCGCTGTTGAGCCGCCCAAAGCGGACAAACAGGATGGCAGTAGTGGGGGAAAATCTATCTTCAATCCCAAGCTGTCGGCACATCAGCTCCGTCAGGTCAATGCCGTTCGTGCGGTAATGCCGTGCCTCATGGTTCCCCGGAACTACGCACAAAATCTTGTCTGCGATTGGAGCAAACAACTCCATGCAGACTTTCAACTCATCCATCGGGCTAAGTGTGGCCCCGTAGGTGTCGCCTATGCTCGATGCGATGGCGCAGTCCATCAGGTCGCCGTTAAGGACGCAGTACACGTTCGGATGTTCCTTGATGTACTTGATGTCAGCAAGGATCTTGTCGTGGTCGCTGTTCGGATCTGCCCAATGGTAGTCAGCCACCGGGAGTATTTCCAGGTCTTTCAGTTCTTCTGACAGGTCGATTCGGATAGCTTTCAAACAGTCATTCCTCTTCCAGTAGCCACGTCCCCACCCCTTGATGTGGCTATGTCATCCCGCCGACCTAATGTCGGTCTGTGTGGTATCGGAGGTAGGTACTGCCCCTACGAAGTCTGGCTTATGAGGCCAGATGGGAGACTTCTCCGCTCCGATGTGTGCCCGGTTTAGGGAGCCACTCCATGCCGGGTCTTCTATACTGTTAGGCGCTCCGATGGTGAAAGGAGGAAAGGCCATCGGGCCAGTTCTTTTGGCTTTGATCGGAAGCCACGGTCGCTCAGTTGTTTCCAACTTTCTGCCCCGTTTTATACAGCTATTTTACCACAAAATGCGCAAAATGGGAAGTTTACAAAGTGTAAAGTGCGTCAATATGGGCGCTTCATGATGACAGCAATGTTCGACTTATCTGACATCTGCCAGTCCACGAACATGGCGAGGGCATCCGGCACGTCATCGTGAGGGTTCTTGCCCATCATCGAGTATGTGGTGAGCTGCCCCATCGCATCCCGGTATTCCCGGTCTTGAGGGTACAGGCTCTCGTCCTTGAACAGCACATGGGACTTCACCATCCCACTGTTGACTTGGATCCTGGTCTCCTTGTTCGATTGCGTCCACTTGGTGGTGATGTTCGTCATGCCGCCCAGTTCCTTCACTCGCTTCTGGACATTCTGTGCGAAAATCGTGCCGCCACGGTTCGACTCAATTCGGCATTGCTTCACCTTGCGGTCAACGAGAAGCTGCGCCACACGCTCCTGTACCACCTCCACCTTGCCGTTGTCGCAGATGATGGAGACGAGGTAAAAGTCCTCACCGTATTGGTAGAACACCGGGCAGACGCAATAGTCGCTCCCCTGTTCCTTTGTGTCGCAGATGGCGAGGATGGCATCAGGATCTCTATCCGGCAGCTCAAAGTACCGGCGCAGTTCAGCCGGATCATAAAGCTGTCCCTCCCGCTCGATAGGCCGTCCGAAATAAATCGCGTTTAGGCTTATATCGTCCCATGTCTCGCGGAGACGCTTGATGTCTGCATCAGAGTAGCCAAGGCCGTAGGGGTAGTTAAACAGAGAGTGGTCTTCCTCGTCTGCCACCGGGAGGTTGATGAACTTGGCCTTTTCATCGTCCCCATACAGGGCTTCCAATCGCCCAAGAGGGTCTGCCACACTCCACCGTGTTCCGATGATCAACTGCTTTGCCCGGTCTCCCAGCATCCTCTGCTGTAGGTCGGTGTAATAGATTTGCCACAGCTTGTCCATCCGCTCACGGCTCATCGCCTCTTCAATGCCGCTCACAAGGTCATCCACATAGAGCCAGTTCATTGCGCGGACGACACCGGCGTTTCCACTTCCCACAGAGGACAGAGAGAGTGTTTTGAACCTCATGTCATCTGTCCTGTCGTACCCAAGGCTTATCATCAGGTTCTTTGCGCTTGTGGATACGACCGACATTCCCGGGAAAACATCGCACCATCGGTACTCGCCCATAGGGTCGAACAAGCGGAGGAGTTCTCCGTACATTCCCTCCAGGAACTTGTTGTTGTGCGACCCGATGAGGTTGGGAAGGAAGGGGTTCCGACCAGATGTCCATGCAAGCCCGAACTCCGCGATGGTGGTCTTCCCAACACCGGGAGGCATGGAAATGCCCAGAAGGTTCAGTTTGCCGTCCTCAAGGTCTTGGATCGCCTCCGCAAGACGGAGGAGCTGCTTGCGCCTGGGGAGATAAAACTGCTTCTCCGGCGGTCTGTCCTTCTCAATGTACAGGCAGAAGCTGTCAAAGAAGTACGGAGCATCGAACAGGTGACTCTTGTAGTACAGGTCGTACATATTGTCCGCATCAACGCCGCTCCTCACCATGCGGTTTGCAGCCAGACGGAGCCGCTTGTTCAAATCATGTGCGTGTGAGAAGTTCTCCGGGTCGTGGATCGTCTCTCCCTTGTCTCGCCGACCCTTCGGTTCTATCTTCACCGCGCCCACCATCTCCAGCTCCCGGCATAGTTCAAAGGCATCCAGGAGCGTTGATGGCTCGTCTCTCTCAATTAGCTTCTGAATAAGAGGTTCGTAATTCAGCTTTTATCCCTCCTCAGAACATAAGTAATCAGGTGATACACCGCCTTTGCGATGGCATAAATCACCCGGTCTTGCCAGATGTCACAGCGGTCTGCTGTGCGAATCATGGCCTCTTCCATCGCTTCAAGGTCTTTGATTAACTCGTCTCTCATCTTCGTCCTCATATCTCGCCAGCTTGCGGAGAATCTTCTGAAACTCCTCCGCAAAATTGCCGTCCCGGTGAACCATCACGGCTCTGGGGCCGTCCTTGTCCATGCCCTCCCAGCGTGTCAGGCGGTCACTCATGCTCGGCCTCCTCTGCATTATCCCAAATATCGCATTGCAAAATGATTTCTTTTGCCCATCCGCGGATAAGGATTCTGCGTGAGTCGCTGTGGCCATCTTCTGCATAACGGTTAATCGCTCCCGCCAATTCAGCAATTCTTTGTGCAGCGCAAAGCCACCCCGGTTTTGCTCCTATTGGCGGCTTTCTCTCTTTCGGATAATCAAGATACGGCGGGTAGTCTTTCACGTTATCGTTTCCCAATATTCCACTCCTATCTGCTGGCGGTATGTTTCCCGTCTCGGCCTTGGTTTGTACTCTCTGCCTGTAATCACATCGCCCGAAAGCGAAAAGTTCTTGCAATGGTTCACACGCTTTATCTGTTCTTCCGTCCAATGCGGCTCCTCGCCTCTCGGATGGTTTGAGCATCTGAAATCGTCAGCTTCAAAGCAGAAAGCGCAGTATCGGCAGTATTGCGCCATCACTCGCCCTCCTTTTCCTCGCTCCTGAGCCAGTCGAGCCAGCACGGAGCGCAACTATCTTTCCCTGAACAGTCAGAATGACCGGGAGCGCACATCCCATACCCGCCAGCCGTGACTTTCCCAATAAACTCCGCCATCTCCTCCACGCTCATGCTCCGTATCTGGTCGTAATGGCTCATGGGCTTGTAGCCCTCACAGTCACCGGGGATATTGCTCCCCTTGAGGCAACAGGGGCCAGCGCAGGTCTTGCAATTCATGTGGCTTCCTCCTCTGCCTTAAATGTGCATGACGGCGTTGGCGTATAAAGCGCATCCTTGATGTCTCGTTCATGACGATAGGTCAAACTCAAAAGATAGCTTATCAAATCACGCTTTACGCTGAACGGCGTTTCGATTGCCAAGATGTGTATGATAAAATTGACAATCTGCTCGTCATAGGTCATCTCTCTTACTGCTTCGCTCATACTCACTCCTCCTTCGGCGGCTTGATATGGTTACAGAAAGCGCAGGCTTTCGGCATCTCCATGCCCTTGATGTAAACTCCCATGCTCACAACTCCCTCCCGCACATCGGGGCAGAAACTAATTATGCATTCTCTACGCTCTTTTCCAAATTTAATCACAAGCAGATTCGGATATTTCAGACACGCATGGCAATTCTTGTCCAGCGGGATAATATAACCATCTCGATCCTCGCGGCAGTATTCACAGCCCATACTTATTCCTCCTTCGGCGGCTCCGAGTAGCAGTCGATTATCGTGTCAATGTCTGCGTAAATCCATGTAATCATCAGCTCTCCTCCATCTTTTCGCCGTAAGCGCAGAAGTAATCGTCAGCCACTTCGAATGGGCATCCCTGTCTCTCCACCCCTCCGCTGTCGCACTTGTGGTCTTCCGGGTCGCGGTGCTTGCAATCCCGGCACAGCACAACGGGACGTCTCTGCCGCAGAGACTCGCTGGCTTCATTCACACTCTTTGCAAGGCTTCCATTCTCACGGCTCAATTTCTCAATGGCATCGGCGGCTTC